CAGCCGCTGTTGTCGCTGTTTCTGCGGCGGTGACGGCTTTCTGCATATCTGCGTGCGCCTGCCTGCCTATGGCATCTATGCGGTCTAACGCATCCATAGCCACGTCAGGTGACGGTACTGCATTATTGCCTATAGCCGCACCTATTCTCAGACGGAAAATTCGTGATTTTTTCAGCAGGATATATTCGTCGCCTGCTAATTTTTTAGCCGCTATCTGACAGCTGACTGTCTGCGCTGACCGCAGTATATCTGCTGCAGGCGTCCACTGTCCGCCTGTGATATCGACCTCGTAGACAGTGCCGTCGCCATAGTCGATAGTCAGCACATAGCGGTCTGCACCATCTATCTCCATGCCCTCGACCGATACAGGACGGGCATTAGTTTCACCGACATAGCCCAGCAGGGCTGTGTTCAGTGTTACGTCATAATCTGCATTTAATGTTATCGTCATTTAATCACCCCTCTATGCTATCACGATATAGTCTACACGATATGTTCCAGCAGGCACGCTGACTGTACTAGAGCCAGCGGACGGCCCCATGCAAATAACCGCATTGTATTTACCATTGAATTTAGCTACATGAACGCAGAAATTCTGATATGGCGTCGGTGTATCATCCTGTCGGAGAGTGACAATTATCTGTGCAGGGTCGCCGTCTATATCCAGCGGTACTGCCACAGTAGGAGTTGCTGATGATACAACCTGTGTAGCTGTTTTATGCTGGATTATTGTCTGATCTAACTCGTTTACCGCCGTCTGTACCGCTGTCAGTGCGTCCACAAATGCCTGCCTTACTTGTCTGCCCTCAAATGCTGTTGATACAGTTTCTATAAATTGTGAAAGGTCTATGTTTGCCATAAAATTGCCCCCTTTTTTAATCCAGTGTGTGATTTTCTGTCGAGATGCTCTTGCAGTAAATTTCACCAGTTCCGCCTAAGCAAACCACAGTAGGTTTATTGTTTTCATCACAAATCGTAAAGCTTCGTTCCGCTGTGTTCATAGCAAAAACTTGCTTGCCATTATCGGTATACGTTATGATATTACCTGAATTACTGTCGATATTTACCTTTAATTCATCGTTCCAATAGCAGTCCATAGCGCCTGCCTGCAAGACAACATGGCCGCCTATGGTACTGTTATCAATGCGTATCTCCGACGGACTGATTTTCAGTGTCCATTCATTATGCGACAACTGAATAACACTGGTCTTTTCACTAGACGTTTTTATATTTATCGTTCCGCCTGTGATAGTTGCCGATTTCGACGACAGCCTATTGGCGATAACGTTACCGTTCTCGTCCACTTTGAACGTTCCATTGCCGTTGTTGATTTTCAACCCTGTCAGGGTCAGGGCGGTTATAAAACTAGCCACCAAATTTCCGTCGATAGTCCATGCGTTTGTGTACGGCCCTGTTTTTGCAGAACCGCCGTCGGACGATTTCCAAAAACCTAACCCATTTTTGTTTAATTGAATGCAGGATTTACAGGTATTTATATCAGCCGTATCCATAATCAGAATGCGCTGAGGCTTCTCAGACGGGTCGAGTATAACGTGACCGCCCTCTGCGCCTGTGATAAGCTTAGTTGCATTCTCTATCTTGCTGTCTATGACCTGTCTGTTCCTAAACTCTGAGTTATCTATAGCAGACTGCAGGCTCTGAGTTTTTGCTGTCATAAAGCCCGAAAGCGTTTCAAATTGGTCACCGAAGGTTAGCTGTGAAGCCTGCGGATTGTCAAGGTCTATGGATATACCCACAATGCGCAAATCCTCGTCTATACCCATAAGGCTATTTTTTACTCTGTACCAACAGCCGAGTTCAAACTGTTCAATGTGCCTGTCTATTCTCGAGAGGTCAAGCGCTGTTATTTGATACTGCACTTTCGCACGATTAACAGATTTAAGATACTCCTTACCCTTGCTGAGAAGATTGCTCGCAAGGGTAATATCGTCCCATATCTGTGGACCGCTTATAACGCCGTATTTTGCGATAAGTGAGCTGTCCTCTATGTAATCCTTGCCACCATTCACAGCGCCGATGGTCAACCGCTTTTCGCTGTCTGTAAGCTTTGCGCCGAGAGGGTAAAGACGTGTTATGACCGCCGTTTCATCGACTTCCCGTGATATGGTTTTAAGGTTGACCGCAAGCTCTATGGTGGTATCTGTGCCGTGTCCTATGTTCTCCAAATAGTCAAGATATACCTTGCCGTCTTTATCTCTGAGCTGTATCTCACCACCGAATTTTTCTATAAGCTTGTCGGCAATGACGTTCATTGTCTTGTCCCAATTTGCAGTATATGTGTAGTTGTTGCTTGCTGTCACAGTGACCTGTCCCAGCTCTATACGCTTATCTGCACCCACCTGAGAATTGTGCTTTGACAAGAACGAAGAAAGCACTGTTGATATACCTACCATTTTGTATTCAACATATGGCTGAACACTGTCATATAACCAACCTAAACGCCCCTCACAGGTGACTTTACGGCATATCAGACCTCTCTCGTCCATGCTGTCAGGACACTTCAAGACCCTGCCTATAAAAATGTCCTTGTCAGTACTTTCATCATAGACCTTGACCGATGTTGTCAGTGGTTTCAAAAGGTCATACCCTGCATTGTTCGGATATATGGTAAAACTGAAACTATCCACAGCATTGATAGCCTTCGCTATCTTGCCGCCAGATATGCGGTCTGTGCCGTCGCTGTGTATGATAGTGTTTTCAGCTCCGTTTGTTATCGTTACTATGAACATCAGAGTGCCTCCTCATAAAGCTTGAGTGTCAGTGTGCCGAAACCATAAGCCGCAAGAGTATTCACACCAGGCTGCAAAGTCAGCTCGTCAAGGTCGAATTCTTTCTCCGTGTTGCGGTATACACTTGCACTTATCTCTTTGTCATTGAGTGCAAAATAGGTGAAGCCCACACCCTTTGTATCGTCCTCTGAGCGCTTATAAGAAAGGCGTGGGCGTATGGGTCTATCAGCATATGAGTAGACTTTCAAGGTTGCAGGAGGGGCGTATCGTGTCTGCTCGACCGCTGTCAGCGATATATCCGTCAAGTTCAGACAGTCGGTCTCAAAGTTGAAGTCGTCAAAGCCGATATCTGAATAATCATCAGAACGCAGAAAAGGATACGTTTTGAAGTTCACTGTCAGATCAGCGGTGCGCCGTGAAGTGAACTCAAATGCAGAGGTATCAAACACCGCTGTCGCCCCCACAAAGTGATAGTCCGTCAGAAAGCTTATCCTCAACTCGTCCTTTGCTCCGCTGAGCCAGCGGACAACATCACATTTTCTGCGGTAAAGTTCGTTTTCATCTTTTGCAGAAAGGCTGAATTTTATCGTGATATCACGCTGTTTGTACGTCCTTTCGCCTGCCATTTTGGAAAAGTCATAAAAGCCGTTCATAAACGGCAGGGTGGCTTCTATTCTGTTTTCCTCCGGCTGAGATATCTGAACGCCGTCCTTTTGGATAACCAAATAGAAATCGGTGGACTTTCTGCCGCCAAACTCTATATATTCATTAGACACTTGCAAGCCTCCTTTCACTGCTTGTGACCCTCTCGCCTAGTTTTCCGTCCACTTTTGAAGTGAGCTTATCGCCGTCAAGATAAATGTTTCCTTGCTGTGCAAGCTGTGGGAAGTAGGTTTCTAGGAGGGCGATGATCTTGTTCATGGTATCGTTACCGCTATTATTCACACTCTTTTCGGGGAGTGCCGAAAAGCTTGGCGGTATGATATCCGTATCCATAAGCGGTTGCAGTGACCTGTTGAACTGCATGGTGATAGTGTCCTCGTTGTCCGCTATGCCCTTTGCAAACAGGTCCATCATATCAGGTGCAAAAGTGTGGAAGTTTGAAAGAGGACCCTTGTCAGGTTCGGAAAAGCCGAGAAAGTCCTTAACGCTTGAGGCTACGTCACATACAGTATCTTTAAGGCTCTGCCACTTCTCTTTTATGCCGTCTATAAACGCCTGTATCATATCTGAACCCCACTCCTTAAAATCGTTCCACTTGCGTGAAAACCAGTCTGTAAGGTCGATAAGCATATCAGACAAAGCGCCTGAAACAGGTGCAAAGTAGTCCACCATACCTTGTGCGATGCCCTTGATAAGTTCGACCGCTATAAGTATGCCGTCAGCAAGGATATCAGGGAGATTTTTCAAAAGCTCCATTGTAAGCGTGCCGATGATTTCAAGTGCCGATTGAGCAAGCTTTGCCGCCGTATCACTATCTGAAAGCGACATTGCAAGTGCATCTATGATCTGCACTGCGCCGTCTATGATAAGATTTATGTTATCCACAAGTGCTTCTGCAATAGCGGTCACTATCTGTATCGTGCCGTCAATTATTGCAGGCATACAATCTATAACAGCCTGTATAACTGTGGGTATCTGTTCAACAATAGCATTGATAAGGTCTGGTAAAATCGTCGGCAAAGCCTGTGCAATAGTGGTTATGATAGTTGCCAACGACTGTACAAGAGGACCTGTGTTCTGTATAAGAGCTGTTGCGATAGTTGTAATGGCTGTTATGGCCGCCTGCGTTATCGTGCCGATATTATCAGAAATGCCTTTCACAAGCGCCTGAAATATCTGTGTGCCTGCTTCTATAAGTTGCGGAAGCAGGTCGCTCACAAGCTGTGGAAGCTCGGCCGCTATGTCAGGAGCCAGCTCGCTTATGAGCGTTGTGACCCCTGAAAGAGCCTGCTTTATGACAGGCAGAATGTTCTTTGCAAAGGTTTTTACTGTACTTACCATTTCCTTGATAAGATTTTTCAGGTCAGCGTTTTTGTCGCCCATTCCTGCCATAAGGTTTGCCCACGCTGCTTTCACAGAACCAAGAGAACCGGAAACTGTTGTTGCCGCTTCCTTTGAAGTTGTGCCGGTGATGTCAAGGTCGGTCTGTACCTTGTGGATAGCCTCTATCATTTTGTCAAAAGACACGCTGTTGACGGTCTTTTCATTGACTTTTATTGAATCTCCGAGCACACCTGAATCGTTGATGAGCCTTGCCATTTCCGACTGTGTGCCGCCATAGCCGAGCTTTAAGTTATCAAGCATGGTATAATTCTGCTTTGCAAAGCCCTGATAAGCGTTCTGGATAGAAGATATGTCAGTACCCATTTTATTGGCATTGTCCGACATATCCACCATTGCTTCATTGGCTATCTTAGCCGCCTGAGCTGTATCACCGCCCAAGCCTTGCAGAAGTGACGCAGAAAAGCTTGTGACGTTCTGCATATAGTCATTAGCCGATATTCCTGCGGTCTTGTATGCCTCACTGGCGTACTTTACGATAGTATCGGCGTTATCCTTGAATAGCGTTTCAACGCCGCCTATGTTCTGCTCATAGTCCGCATATGCGCTCGCAGAGCTTTTGACTATAGCGCCTATGCCTGCGCTTGCTGCCGATATAGTTGCTATACCAGCTTTTGCGGCAAGTGCAAAGCCCTTTTTGATAGTGCTTCCAAAACCTGAAACGACCTTGCCGCCAAGAGAACTTCCAAACTTGTGACCATCGGGCATACTATCCCCGAACGCTCTTCTCAGCTCTGATGCAAGCCCTTGCATAGACGGAACTATCTGCACATATGCCTTGCCTAGCTGTGTGCCGTTTTCTTCTGCCATGTTAGCCCTCCTTTCCTAAGATTTTTCTTCTTGCTTTCTCATAATCCTCGCCGCTTCGGAACGCTGTTATCTCACTGTCGCTCTCGCTTTTACCTATAAGCTTTTCAGCTATTGACTGCGGTACGTTCACGCCTCTTTGTCCGTCCTTTGTCTGCGACCAGCATATCCATTGCAGGCGGTCAAATATCAGTGCAAGCAGTATTTCAGAAAACGAACCGCCAACATCATTAAGCTTACGTTTGACCCGTGATGAACTGTCAAGACCACAAAGAAAAGTCGCCACCTTTCGTGCAGGTAGCGACTTAAAGTCGTATATGTGATAATACTGCGCCATATCGCAATCAAGCTCATCAGGATAGCGCTCCATGACAGCGGCAAGGACTAGGAGTTTTTTGTCTTAGGTGTCTGGAAGATCTCCACGATCAACTTTGTTATCTCTTTAGCCGATACATAGCCGCACTTTTCTCTTATCTTCTCGAAAGCTTTTTCTTTCTTGCTTCCCAAAGCGGCATCCACCACTTTGACATATGCAAGGGGGTCGCCCTGTTCACACTTACCGACAGCTTCGATAAACTCATAGTCGTCAAGGGTCTTCTCCTCTATTTCAAATTCAAAACCGCTTTCTGTCTTTCCTGTCAGCATAGGTTATTCCCCTTTCTTCATGTACTCATAGTGCGTATTGCCGTTTTCATCAGGTGTGGCTGTGATAGTCAGCTCATAGCCGATAGGCTCATTATCCTTATAGGTGATGTCAGATATCTCCGTCACCTTGCCGAACGGAACGACCATTCTTTTCAGTACGTTATTTTTCAGTATCATATCAAATACGAACGCCTGATCTTCATGCTCGGCACTGTTTACCTTGATGGTCAGACCCGTGTCAAGATCGCCCGAAACGTTGCTGCCATTGTAGACAGTTTTCAGCACATCTGTATTGGTACATTCTATCAATTTGACCTTGAAAGTGTCCGTCTTTTCTGTCTGTGGTGTGTCTACGATATCTCCACCCCAGGCTTTGATGTTTTCAGTAGAAATGCCAGAACTGTTTGTTACACCGTCCTCTGAGCAGTAGCCCAGGCTTTTGAACGCTGCGTCAAGTGCTGTTGTTGCATCCGTCGGCAGTGTAGATCCTGTGACCGCTGTGAAAACCGCTCCGCCTACCTTTGGCTTGCCTGTTGATACGTTATCTTTATTGTTTGCCATAGTATTATCACTCCTCGTAGTAGGTTACATCAAATACCGCCTGATAGCGGTATCTCTTCGTTTCTGTGTCTGTATAGTTGTAGTCTGACGTGCACGCACAGCGACATATATTGCCCTGTGACACGCTTTCAGACATAGCCTTTTTAACTTTTGCGTTAAGTTCTGCCGCCCCGTATAGGCTCGCTGAGTAGCTCTGAACGGCTATGGTGGCAGAGGTGATAAAATCATTCTCTGCCGAGCCTAGTTTGTCGATAAGCACATACTCTTTTGGTGGGTTTTTAGGTTCTTCAAGATAAACTGAAACGTCAAGCTTTGCCCCCAGCCAGTCAAGAATTATCTTCTCTATCACTTGCCAAGCACCGCCTTTAAAATTGTGTTATCTCTAAGATTAGCACGCTGAGCCTTCTTTGTCTTAGCCTTGACGATAGCGACCTTACGGCGCATTTTGGGGTATCTTGTCCATGTGATAATATACGCTTTATGCCCCGTGCCAAGACGTTGAACGGCTCTGTCAGCATAGCCCTTGACCATGCTTTCGACAGGTTCAGAGCAGAGAAACGCCGCAATTGCATTGTGGTCAAGCTCTATCTTAATTTTACTCATAGCGTTCCACCTTTACTTTTTTGTTCCATTTTAAAGGGATATTATCATCAATGCCCTGCGTAGGGATACCAACAGTTTTGAACGTCATTCCCCAGAACTCGACTTCCGTGTCCTCCCATGTGTGAGTGTCGCCTTTCGGTATAGCGAGCACATAAGCTATGCGTTTGCCCGATAGGTTAAGCTCGTTTACAACGTCCTCTGCGGAAGGCTCGCCCACAAGCACGTTTTCGACAACCTCCTGCGAAGTTTCGTATATCGGTCTGTTAAAGCCGTCAATGCCTGTCTGCGTTTTTGCAGACAGCTTAACGGGTATGCCCTTGATATTTAATCTCATACGTCATATACCTCCATAGCTCCGTATCTCTGCCGCATAACGCCCAGTTCTTTCAGTTCGTTTCTGAGGAAATACAGCTGCTGCCCTGCGTTGAGATATGTCATTGATACTGAGTAGCCCATAGCCGATTGTGAAGCCTGCGAAGTCGCAGGAGAGCTGTCCGCAATGGTGTCTACAGCTCTCAGCGTGGCACGAACTATGATATCTTTTGCCACAAGTTCTACGTCAGGTTCATCAGCTATCATAATGTCAAGATCTTTGCCATATTTCTTGCAGGCAGTTGAAAGCTTTGCACAAGCAACAGGCAGCAGAGCCGCCGCCTTTTCCTGCTCCTCAGCCGTGAGCTTTCGGCCAAGCCTTATAACGTCCTCGATAGTTGCGTACTCTGCCGCCATTTATGCCGCCCCCTTACTTAGCTGCTGACTGAATGACAGCGAATGCAGACTTGTCAAGAATGCCCCAACCGAGATATGTCTCCGCTCTGATGTATACCTGATTGTATCCCTGGAGATCCTGTCCACTGTTGTCAGGATCGCCGTATTCGATGACTTTAAGCGGAATTTTCTTTGAGTAGCCCCACTTGAACGCCGTTTCAAAGTCGCCAACGATCGCAAGATCTTTGCTGGAGTTGAATGAAACTGTATTGTTTGTCACGGTCTGAATGCCGTTCATAGAAGTCGGTGCATTGCCCCAAGCAAGGTCAGGATAAATCTTTCTGCCGCTTGTATCCACCATTTTCGCAAGATCAGCTCTAAACGACGGAGCCATTGTAAGACCTGAAATATCATACTCGTTGTCCTGCACCGCAGCGATAGCCTCCTCAATAAGAGCGTCAGGTGTCTTTGGTGACGTGCCGTCCTGCTTTATCACAGTTACGCCGTTGTCAAAATGGTTTGTACCTATAAGCGTAGAAGCTGTCTTGGCCCTTGGATTAACACCATGGAAAGCCATGATGTCAAAACCTCTTGCGATCTTCTTCGCAAAGCCGTCTGAGAAGTTTCTGAGGATATTGATCTGCTCCTCATCGCTGGCGTAAAGAAACTCGTCTGAAATTCTTGCGCCGTATTCTACCTTGAGAGGGATTATCTTCACAGGTGTAAGGGCAGCGCTACCTCTTGTCTTTTTGCCGTTCTCAGCCACAAGGTCTACCTCATCGTCCATAGTGAAGATGAACTCCTTCTGACCGTTGAAGGGGATAGGTGTCTGAGCGCAAAGTGCGGCAAGGGATGACTTGCCCTTTACCTTGTCGAAAAGCTCCTTAACGAGTACCGGGTCGAAAAGTGTACCCTTTGAAATTACGTCTGCCATAAAATTACTTCCTTTCTTTACTTTATAAGACCTGCAAGCAGCGACTTATATGCCGCATTCTTGCCGTCTGCGTGATTGTGTTCTGTGTGACCAAGAGGGGCTGTCTGCTTTTTGCCGATAAACTTTGCAAATGTTTCAGCGTCCTTCTTGATATCTTCTTCTGTGTCTCCCGAAAGCTTGTTTGCAAGCTCATAAGGGATACCGTTTTCGTGGGCAATTCTCATTTTAACCGAGCTGGTCTCGTATGCCTTGTTCTTAGCCGTGAGGTCTGCGATAGCTGTATCCTTTTCTGCAAGCTTGCCTGTAAGGTCGGTGATCTTGCTGTTAAGGTCGGCTGTCTTCGTCTTGAAATCGTCAGGGGAAATGTAACCCTCAAACTGTTTCTTGACTGTGTCCGTGTTGCGGTCGAGCCTTGCCTTTATCGCATTGTCGAAGGCTTCCTGTGTTGTTATAGCTTCAAATTCTGCCATAGTGTTTCCTTTCCCCGCTTTACCCTGCGGTGTAGGTGATATATAACAAGCTGTTACCAGCTTATTTTCTGTACTTTCTTTTTATCTGATGAATTTGCACACGCCCAGTGAGCAAGCACCACCGCCTCAAGCAGTGATATGTCAGCACCCTCAAGAATTGAGGTATAGCCAAAACCTCCGCCTGAGCTTATCGCTCTGTGTTCACAGTTTGCAATGACTTGTTCAAGGGAAGGCTGGTCAGCATGACAAATATTCTGTGCGAATACTCCTCGCTCAAAACCTGCTGACGAAGTGATCACATCAGCGACTTTCGGCAGGATAGGTTTGCGCTTGATACCTGCGTTCTTCATATCTGCCGCAAGCAAAGACTGTCCGTTCGCTCCGTCAATGACGGTTTCACGCATATGCGGATTGCGCAGATATGCGATTATCCAGCCGTTTCCCTCTCTTACAGGGCGGCAGTCGATAGCCTCGACAAAAATCTTGCCGTCTGCTGTCTTTGCGGCGACAGCCAAAGATACGTTATCCGTGACTTTTGCATACTTAATGCCGAAAAACAGCTCTCTGCTGATATTGGGCTTGCCTGCGATACAAAGTGCCTGCCACTCGCCCTTGCTTATAGCCGACTTCTGATTATAGGTCAGCCATAAGCCTAAACGCTGGATGTTATCATCAACCTGGTCGTCTTTCGGGTCGCCAAGCTCTGAACGTATCTTACGCTCCGTGAGGATAGTGCCTAAAGACGGATTAGTGGCATACCACAGCTCAGGGTCATGGGCATTTGTGAGCTTCGGCACGGACCATTCAGCCCAGCCGTCGTCACCGCCTTTGCCCGATATCGTCTTCTGCCGGTATTTTGTGAAAACTGTGCCGGCAGACACCATTGTTGGAGGCGTTCCACACATCAATGTCTGAGGATTTCGGCTGTCTGTAACGACATATTTTAGGGCTGTTTCTTGGTCGGTGGTGTATTCCTGTGCCTCGTCGATGACAAGCAGGTCATAGCCTTCACCAAGTCCGCCTTTGCTGGAACGTGTACGGAAATTGATAAGTCCGTCACCTTTTAGCCACTCGATACGTTCCAAGCCCATCTGCTTTGTGGTCTTGAAATCCTCTTTTTCGAGAAAACCCATTTTTGGGAGAAGATCGATTATCTTCTCCCAAGCCGAGTGCGACGTTGTAGTTCTGTGGGCGGTGTAAAGAACACGCTCGCCATTTTGCAGACCATAGATAGCACGCATTATAAGCAGTTCCGACTTGCCGTTACGTCTTGGTATCGACCAGCCGAACTTCATGTGTTTCCACAATCCCTCATCGTCCACCGCCATGATGTCATAAAGCATTAGCTCCTGCCATTCCTGTGCGGTGCGCCCTGATTTGTTGTACATTGCGATAGCCTCATTGCCTTTGGTCTGCTCGTATGGCAACACTACCGATATGGTGGGGGTCTGCCTGCCGACTCTCTTATTCTCAATAGGGAATTACCTCCTTTTAGGTACGAAAAAAGCACCCTTTAAGGTGCTTAGTTCTGATTTTTGGGTATAAAAATACCGCCTCGCCGTAGCGGAGCGGTAAAAATTTATTTTCTGTCTTTAAAGAAATCTGCCCATTCGGGATTTTCTTTGTCAAAAATCTGTTTCTGCTCTTTTGTTAATTTATAAGGATAATCACGGAACATATTAAATTCAGTGGTTTTGTCAAAGCTGAATACAAACTCTCCAATAGTGTTCGGATCATCTTTCCACCAAATAACATCAGTATCTTCTTCTTTGTACCATCTATTTGACATTACCACTCACCCCCTTTTCCTGCTTATCAACAGCGGTGTTTATGTATCCAAGTATATGTTGAAAATCGTCGCTATCTGCAAATGAATCTGTGTCTATTATAATAACTGATTTTTCCCACACCATTCCGAACGACCTGTCAACTGTTTTGCGACACTTGAAACGCTCTTGGAGTGTTGCAACAGTCGAGCCATACTTGTTGAACGATGTCCAGCCATTTTGCATTCTCGACTGGAGTTCTAAGTACTCAAGCCCGTTTTCAGTGTTTTTGACAATAGCAGCGTGTTTTCCTGCTGCAACAAAATATTCTTTGTTATGCTCAAGCTTTTTCAGCAATGCAGCGGTTTCAGCTGCTTCCTTTTTGACTTTGACCACAGCGCCTTTCACGTTTGGAAGTTCCAGGACTTTCTTTATCGTGGACGTTCTTGAGAATATATCCTGACTGTTTCCACCTCTGAAATCAAGAACGTCAAGTCCGTTCTTATTGCCTATGTAAGCAAACCCAAGTGAAGCACACGAGCCTTTTGTCATATCTCCACCAGCCAATCTGTTTATGATCTCGCTGTTGCTTAATTGCTCAGAGAGTTTTTCAACTTTGTTGTAAGCAACTTTATTGACTTCACATTCGTGCTGAATTTCATATGTAGCCCTTGCATAATTTGGCTTCTTTGCTTCTATTATATCACATTTGCCCGATTTGTCAACAATTCTGACAGGCTCTCTGGCTCCAGCCTTTTTCATACGTTCAAATTCATCGTCAGAAACGTCCCACTTGGTCTTGCTCCACACGTTTTGTGCCTTTCTGCCGTTGAGGTATGTAACAGTACAGCCGCAGTTATCATGCCTGCGGTAAACATCTTTTGGAACATCTTCGGGATAGTGATATTTACCTGCAAGCTTTGAACACCACTTACAGCAGCCGCCGTGATCGTTGCGGATAATGTAGCAGTCCAGTCCTGCATTAGAACGAAACTTCACGTTTTTTTGAACATAGTCGTTGTAAAAACTCTCGGTGATGTTCTGCGCCGGAGCTGTCATTCGCCGTATCATCACTTCTTCTGCAATATCCGGTACAGAAGCCGCATTGACCACCGCCTGCACACGCTCGGTAGGGAAGGCAGCCTGCTGAGGTGTGATGTTTATGCCCGCTGTTTTGTCAAGTGCCTTTTGGCATTCTGCGGCAGCGGAGTTTATAACATCGTAGTTGTCCTTGAGCACGCCCGTGAGTATGGTATCGGCAATGTTGTAGTACATCTTGCCATCAGGCAAAGCGCTTGCATTCACATATGCTCCGATAGCTTGCGAAGCACGCAGGCCGAGCCTTTTTGAAAGCAGGGCGACTTCTTCCATTTCCGCAGTACCACCATCTATTTTCTTCAAAAACGATTGAATGTACTTGTCAGCTCTGCACCTGCTTTGAAACTCAGCACGGATTTTTTTAAGCAATTCTGCACCGATATCATCCATTGTTTTCGCCCTCTATGCCTGTGAGCTGACGGATGCCCTTTGCACCCAGATAGTCAGGAACAGCCTGATTTATTTTCAAAATAGCGTCACCCACGCCTGAGAGTGCGGCAGAATCAGGTTCAAAAATGGGGAGCCACTGCGGTTTGATATCACTGAAAGCATAGCGCATATATGCCGTGTTATCACGAACGCAGGCGGCAAGATACGCCACGTTTAGAAAACCACTACCGAACGTCCTCTGCGCCTTGCGTGCGGTAAGTCTAAGATTTTCGTGCGCTGCTCTGATCGCTTCACAGCTGGCAGGATTGGACGTTGCAAAGCCCAAGTCATCAAGGGTCAGCCCTGTTTCTCCGGCGAACAGTGAAGCTATAGATTTAAGCTGCTCAGAGTATGGTGACATGGACTGCTGTTGAAACTGTCCGACGGTAGGATTACCGCCGTCATCATCTTTGGTGATAGTCAGCAGTGAGGACATTGTTGCACCCCATTTGTCCATTTTCTCCATTTTCTCGGCATCATCCGAAAGACCGAGTATATATTTTTGTGGGAAGCTGTAAAACTCGGCTGATACTTCCGACCGCCTGAGCGTTCTCATAGCTTCCTGCACAAGCTCCATACACGCCCTTGATATCCTGCTGTGACCGAAAGGACGAACAGCGTCAGGACGGTATATGATAGGCACAAGCAGGGGATAAGGTGCAGGATTGTCATAAATCTCAACATCATAGTCTCTGCGATATATCTCTGTCTGTTCGGCGGTGAAGTAGGCTTCAATGGTGGGGTTGAAATTGTTGTCCCTGTCAAGCACTGCATAACCCTCACGGAGCATATTCGTGATAGGGTCGATAATGCCAGTAGCATTACTGCCGTCAATGACCTGCAAGCGTGGATAACCTGTTTCATCAGCCGAAATATACACAAAACAGCAGGAGGACACCAATGCTGAGAGAATAGCAGAATCAAAGAACACGTCACGATTATTGTTGTCAAATATCTCGTTGACGTAGAAAGTGTTGTCTTCGAAACTGTCAAATACTATTCTGTCCGCAAGGGTATCAACAGCCTTTGCACACCAGCCTAGCACAGGACGCATCCAGTTATAGCTTGGTGGTATCATTTTGCCCATGTCAGTAAGGCCGTTCTTCATGTGATAGTAGTCATAGCGCACATTGACCCTCGAAGCCTTTGATGAAAGCTTCTTTTTCAAATATGCCATGCCTTTGTATTCGCTCATCTTGTATATCCTTTCCAGTTATTTCAATCCTGCGAGAAATATAAGCAGTGCGGCGGTGAAGGTCTTTTTTGACCTCAAAAGGGGGCATACCCCCCATATTGTCAATAATTTGTTAAAAATTCTTCCAATCGTAACATTGTGGTAAAATTCGGTTGGAAATCAGGTCAAGAGACTGGTCAAACACCTGTTTTTCCACCAGTTTGTCAGATTTCTGACGATTACAACACCAATGTGCCAACTGCAAGTTTGAAATGTCCGAAGGATGGCCGCCTTTTGCTATGGGTATGATATGATCTATACAAGCCGACAAAGGGTGAGGATATTTCAAGGAAAAATCAACAGGCTTTCCACAGATGCCGCAGACTGTTTGGGTAGCGTATATCTTCTTCTTGTTGATACGAAACTGCTGTTGGTGTGAACCGCTTCGGTCTGGTCTTGGTATTGGCATTGTATACCTCCGTGCAACGTAAAAGCGACCGCAAAATGCAGCCGCCTCTTGTGAAAATATTATAAGGAGTTTTGTAAATGGTGGAGCAGACTTCGAGCTGGTACGCTCTCGACCTGCATATACCGCCCGAAGCCCGAAAGCTTGGCGGCGGTTCAAATATTATGTGTTGGCTTTTCCGGGCAACCAACTGACCGTATGGAACAGACCGCAAGCTCATGCGCTCACGTTCTGCATAGCCCCTTACGGGGCTTAGAAAATTGGAGGTGACTTCAATGAAAGTACAAGTCTGAGGTACATCTACACTTTCCTCAGTTTAAATTATAACATAGGTAAAACGAACAGAGCGAACAAGTTTAAGCATTTTGCAAAAATCTTTTGACCGCCATTCTACAGCCGTCCGCTGTACCTCCGACCCTGTGTCCTATCTGTATCCAAGTCAAGCCTTTTACAAACCTGAGTACAAATATCTTTCTCATCTGTCTATCCTCTATCCCCTTGATAAACTCCTCCACAGCCCTCTGCTCACGCTCTAGCCGTGCCTGCTCGCACAGCAATGAAAGTGTATCGCCACTTGGCAGAAAGCCGTCTATGCGTGTGCTGTGTGGTGTGTAGGACGGCGGAGTGCATACGCTGATACTGTCGGCAACGTACTTGCCCGAAAGCTCTGCCTTGATGTCCTCAATGGCTGAGGCATTCCTGCGGTAGGCTTTCAGGCGTGACATGGTCATAGGGTCAGCCATTAGCAACACCGTCCATTCTAGCTCCGCAGTTAGGACAGTATAGCGTTGTATCACATTCATCATGTCCGCACCAACCGCAGACCGAACATATAGGAATTTTTAATGTTATACGTTTTTTCATAATCATGATTTTTTTGTTGACATTTGTATTGTCAACGACAGTACAATCATGACCATTAGTGTATTCTTCTTTTATGCTAACCTTGTTGCTTGGCACGAGCTTTGTTCGTTTGTGAAATTTCCAATACCCGTGTTTGACCTCCCGCACGTCTGCGGTAGGCACTGTTGCCATTACATCTGCCAGTTCAGGCAGTGCAAGGCCTATTTTATTGCCTATGATTTCTGCCGCATAAAGGGCGTCAATGTTTTTTGCCATCGTTATACCTCCAAATCATCAAATGTCAGCTGGTTGAAATCTTCGCCTAGCCACCAGCGAAAAACGTCTTGACCTGTTTGCCATGACATTTTAGCATCTTTTCCAAGCTGTTTTCTACGTTCTAGCATTCTATCAAATGCGTTTATATAATTTTGTTTGTATTTCGGATATCGTTCAAATTCAACGTATCTATGTTTTCCAGCCACAGGACAGCCAATGCAACCTATACGATTAAAACCGCATTCATACAGCGGATTTGATTTGCAACCATAGTAGTGCAAAAAATCCCACACATCATCATCAGACCAGTCGACTATAGGGTTTACCATAGTTTTCGTTGTGCGATAGCAGTGTTCAACCAACCTACGATTTTTGTCGTTATCATCATTAAAAATGATTCCACCCTGATACGTTTGTTGATATTCTGTGCCTATTTCATCAGCTATTTTCATCGTTGATTTAGGTTTCCCGATAATTTTAACAACGTCCGCTGATTCTCTGCGACGTCCACTTTCAGACCACCTAACACCCGTGACAACAACACGTCCTATGCCACCACGTTCTTTTAATTCGCTACAGCAATAACGTGCAATGCGTGTCGGAGGCATAAGTTTTTTAACAATCAAATTCCACATCGTAACATGAGTGCCGTTCTTGTCAAACGATTTATCTATTCTCACATCTGGCTGAGATTGAACATATCTCACAGTTTCGGGCGCATCAACAGTTGTCAGATTATGTACTGCTTCAAATTTAACGCCTGCGAGTTGTGCCAAAATTTTGATACAGTCACTATCTTTTCCACCGCTATATGCTAGATAATATCCGTCCGCAGGTTCAAACGCTTTCAGACGTTCGATAGCTTTTTTTTGCTTTTGCGCTATACATATATAGCCCTCCTAAAAAGTCACCGTAACATTCAGCACTGCCGCCGCTAACCAGTAGACGGCCTTTTTGTAGTCTTTCTGCACAGCGTATATAATTGCTGCTCCCACGTCCAGCAAAATCAGCAACAGTGGGAATATGTATTCGGGTTTTATTTTTGTCATGCTATTCCTCCTCACTTCCCCATTGTTCAGCCATTGCTTGTGCGATGCCTGAAAATGTTTTGGACTTTGTCTTGCTGTCACGAAACGACATTCCGCAGTTTGTGCGTGCAGTGCCGTCCGCCTTTTTGCTACCACTTGATACCCATGAACATATGGGTTTAACAACATTTGTCGGTGCCAATTTAGGCAGATTTTTCAACCACAAACACGTTTTTTTACTGTATGGGTGTCCGTATTCATATGGTTGTATAGTCTGCGTATATTTCGGCAACCGATATACACCAGACGGTATTGGGTTTTCAACAGCTATTCTTTCAACAGGGGCATGAAAAAATTTCAGAAAAAATTCTTTTGCGTCTTGCCCCTTATTAAACCTTTCAAGGTCAACATAACTTTTTCCATTCATTTTTTTGTACAGACGTGCTGCCCCTGCGTTGCTAAGATACGTACACGGCGGATGGGCTATCAGCAAATCCCATTTGTCTACCGTATGTGTCTGCCCGTCGCTAGTGGTAAAATCTGCATTGCCGTTGATAACAGCCAGAGCGTCGCCTAAGATATGCCATTCAGGGTGACCGCCTGAACACATCTGAATATCGCAGCTGTACGCTTCGTGACCTTTTGCACGAAACGCCTTGCAGACCTCTTGTGATTCTTCACAGGCTATTAATACCTTCATTTTATCCCTCCTCGAATCTCGGACATTCCGTCACAGTATACGACTGCAACGTGCCTTTCTGTCCCTTGTAAACCCTATGGCAGTGCGTCTTCCAACCGTCAACAGGCTGTCTGTCTATCGACCATGCACAGCCTGTGAGGTATTCTCCTGTTATCTTATCCTTTGTCGGCACTGCGTGGCGGCAGTGCCAACAAAGGGCGTGGTCAGTGTGTTTCATTGGCTTTGCCTCTCCCCATACCACACAGGATATCATTGAGCCTCTTGCAAACCTCACAGCCGTCATGGTGTATCTCGTACTGACATTTCTGAAACACCTTAGCATATTCCCCATATGTCTGCCATAGATCAAGTGCATAAGCCCCATTGATGTATGCCCTGTATAGTTCCTGCTTTTCATCAAGCGCCTGTTTCTTGTCTATCTGCCCTGCTCTGAACTCTCGATACACGATACAAAGCGACTTATACAAAAGCTGTTCCACCTGCGTCAGCCCCTCTGGCAGTGGAAGAAGCTTTGCCGCCATTCTGTTCAGCTCGTCTGCTTTCTTTATGACCTCAGTTTTGACCAGCATTATCATCACCGCCAAGATAGTGCATTAGCATATCAGCCGCCTGCTTCCAGCCGTAGCATATCGCCGCCAAATAGTCCTGCTTGCCAAGCTCCGCAAACCACCACATCTGATTATCTGACGGCTTGCCATTCTCTGCTTTGAGTTCTATAAACAGCCCTTTGTTTTTGCCCCGTGCCACAGGCAGGAACAGATCAGGAACGCCTGACTTCACACCCATAAGCTTTAGTCTTTTACCCTCTCTTGGGTCGCAATGACGTTCGTTCGGTATGTGAAAGAGCAGCTTGAGTTCAGGATAAGCCTTGCGTATGCTTGCTTGCTGTGTCCACTTGATAAGGGTCATTTGCTCTCTGTCTTCATTTCTTGCCATATCCTCACCCCTTGATTATCCTGTTAAGTATCTGACTTGCTTCAAACTTTGTCAGATTTTCTATGTCGATATCCGAATTGTTAAGATACTTTCTGCCACGTCTGCGGATAAGGTTTTTCTGACTATCAGTAGCAGGTGCTTTGCCCCACTTGCGACAAATATTCAAGTCCCATATGTATTTGCTGTCCGCCTCACGTTCGCAAAGAAGAGTGTACGCCTCGTCAAGTGCTTGTTGCATAGGTAATTTCTGACCTTGCCATACTGCCATACCCAAAGCATCGGGTGCAGATATCCTCAGCGTTTTTCCCTTGCCTAGACTACATTTCATATCGCCATTCGGCAGCTTAAACCAATTCACGTCATGGGTATTATACTTCTGCTCCTGCGCCCACAAGTCAACGATACGAACATTCTTTATCCAGCTTTCAGGACAATCCGACATCATAGTAGCCTTTTCAGGAAGCTCAAATAGCATTCCCTCCATTTTGTCCTGACTCTTCTTTGGCAGCTCAGAAATGTCAATACCGAGCAAACTTGGAGCTGTTCTCAGGCTTGCCTTGCCTGTTACTCCTACGCAGTCGATGAGTGTGAGCCTGTCCTTGTCAGGGTGCAGCCTCAGCCCTCTGCCTACCATTTGCGTATACAACGCATCTGACTGTGTGGGTCTTGCTATGATAACAGTTTCCACAAGGGGAATGTCAGTACCCTCAGTGAACACCATGCAATTCACAAGACAAGGTATCTCACGCTGAGTAAAGCGACGTATAATATCAGCTCTGTCCTTAGTCTGACCTGTGACCACCTCCGCCCCCTCGATGCGTTTCGCTATCTCGTAGCACTGTTCTACAGATACCGCAAAAATAAGTGTTGCACCTTTGGCGTGTTCTCTATACGCTTGTGCTATAGCGTCCGCAGTGCCGTCCATTGCTTCTGCCAGCTCACCCGGGGCGTAGTCGCCAAGCCGTGTATGTACCGCTGAAAGGTCATAGCCTATGTCAGCACGTTTGCAGAGGATATCACACAGATAACCATGTTCAATGCCCCAACGCAGGTCACGTTGAAATATGATATCATCAAACACATCATTCAGCCTGCATTTGTCAGCCCTGTTAGGCGTTGCCGTGAAGCCCAGCAGAAGACGTGGTGTGAAGTGATCTATGACAGTTTTATAGCTGTTTGCCGCTGCATGGTGAGCCTCGTCTACTATGATGATATCAAAATCATTAGGTGAAAACCTGTCAAGCCTGTGTGTCATGGTCTGGATACTTGCAGAAACCACCTCTTCGCTGCCGTCGGTATGGTACTTTGACATTTCAACACCCTTTGTGCAGTCAAAGTATTTCAGAGGCTGATTTACAAGTTCCTCTCTGTGCGACAGAATAAGCATACGTCCATGACGTGGTATATTTGCAAAGGTCACCGTCTTGCCAAGACCTGTCGCCATTTGCACAAGATGTTTTCCATGCCTTGCCTGCGTTATTTTATCTATACACTCCTGCTGATAGTCACGGAGCTTTATTTTAGCTCTCATACATCTCCGCCTTTCTGTATGCCCTGCGAAAGCACATTGTCAACTATCCTCATGACAACTTTCATATCATCATAGCAAAGCGTGACCGCTGTAGTGTTTTCAGTAAGTATCTTCACTATCCTGCCTGATACTTTCATCATTTCCGCAAGCTTGTAAGGCGGTATGTACTGAAAACCGTTCTCCTCAGCTTGCTTTATCTCATCTTTCATATTCATTTGTGTTTACCTCCTCATGTGGGACGTGGGGGACAGTGTGGGACAAACGTCCCACACGAAAACTATGCGTATTTACGCACTTTTCGGGGTGTTGTGGGACTGTGGGACAAATTCGCACATTTTCCTATATAGGAAAACACACATATATTTTAACGATGTGTGAACAAAGCCGTGATTCTATATCACCTATTTAAAGCAGGTATATATAGGGGGAAAATGTCCCACAGTCCCACACTATGCAGAAAACCACGCATTTACGCTGCTTTCCTCGTGGGACTTATGTCTCACAAAATGCCGAAATCCGATAAGTCCGTCCCACGCATTTCTTCTTCGGTGTAATAATCTGGTGTTTCATCTGGCAATCTCAGCACAACGCACTCAACGTTCACGCCACCGATGCGCTTGCCACGAGTATTGTTGCGCCCTCTCACGAGTATCTTGCCGTTAGATTTCAGCCAGCTAAGCAACGCCCTTGTGTCGAAGCCCTGTTTTGAAGCTGCTTCATCGAATTTTGAGCGAATAATATACGCAAAATCGCCCTGGATAAGTCCAAACACTTCGCCGTTATTGTCTTCACCTGTCGCAAAGCGTTTGCTGTTTGACGCCACCCAATCGCACATATACTGATACCCTCGTTCACCTGCTGATACCGATTTTTTGGTCTGCAAATACGGTGAGATATCGTCAATTGTTAGTGGCTCATTCGTTTTGAACACGGACGCTTCTGCAATCATATCAGCCGTGAGTATCATTGCCGCTGCCATTGCCTGTTTCTCTGTTGTATCCGACTTGCAGAGCTTGGTGAAATAATCGTTATAGACCTCTTGTGCCATTGTCAAGGCTTTTTGTGAGGACAGCTTTGCAACGAACTCTCGCCCTGCAAAACCATAGTTTTGTTTTATCACTGCTGATACTGTCATGCCGTCTGCTATCACGATATTGTTTGCCGTACATTCAATGTCGATAACTCTGTTTACCGCTCCTGCTCCTGCTGAACCGCCCACTATGGGGCTTTCGCCTGTGGTAAGGATAGTGTTTCGCCATGTTGGTGTGCGTTCTATGCCGCCTGTTTTCGTGCCCCTAGAACGTCCAACACCCTGAGCAAGCTGATAAACGTCAAATCGGCTTCTGCCATGACTATCTTTGCTGAGCTGGAGTTCGTCAATGAGAAACGGCAGGCTGTTGAGAAACGCTGCTGTTCGCTCATGGCCGACAACTGTGCTGTTGAACGTCTGAATGTATTCGCCCATTTCGGGAGTTCCCCAAACAGAAGCCGCAAGCATTAAAGCAACTGTCTTGCCTGTGCCTGAATCAACGCCCCATAGATGAACGAAGAACGGCAGACCGCCAAGTGGCTGAATAAGCGCACTTGCGAAGCTCGCCGCAAGAAATATCTTTGCGATCACGCTTTTCCTGCGGCAATCTATAGCGGCTTTTTTCCATTTCTCATAACTGCCATGACTTTTTATAGCGCTAAAAATGGTGGAATAATTCTGCTCTCCGTCAAAGGTCAGCCCCTCGACGTATGGTGAAAAGCCTGCGCCGTTTATGTAGCCAAGCCTGCCCACTGATCTTTTCAATGGCAGAGAACTGCGGTTAAGGCTCTCTATCTCCTGGAAATATGAAACAAGCTCTTTGGCAGTTTCAGAAGATACATCAACACCGCATTTAACTAGCTGTGAAATGTTTCGGCTGTTGTAAAGTATCTCCTTTGAAACGACTTTTTCCTGCCACTCTCCACGAGTGCGGTAAGCTATGTTGAGCTTCTCTTCACCTGTGTCAATGTTCTGCAAGCACTCAAAGGGAATGATCGGGTGGTGGCAGATAACGTGATAGTTGCCGCTTTCATCAATAAGATACACACCGCCGTCATCAACATTGTATTTGCCTGCGTCAAGCTGCATATATGGACCTGAGAACGCAGTGGGGTTATTGATGATAACGTTCGCTCCACGCTGCATTTCTCGCATTTTGACGTAGTTTTTATACAGTCCTTTGAACGTCTTTACGCCTACCTCTGCCGCCTGCTGAGCCATTTGCTCAATTTTCAGATTGTGCATGAAAGGGTCGTTTTTGTAATCGTATATCGCTTCGTATGGCTTCTCTGTGTAGAGAAAATCGTCTTTTGTATACTTTACAGCAACGGCGTTTTTCACCGCTTCTGCGTCGCTCATGTCGATATCAAAATGCTTTTCCTCGTTCGCATCAACGTCAATGATATCATCAGAATGGCGTTCCCTCATCATTCAACACCTCCTCAAAGCCGGAAAGGTCACCGCCTAGCTTTTGCGGGGGTGCTGCTTCTGCGGTAGGCTGTACAAAAACGGCTTCGCACACAAGATGTACGTCAACTTTTTCTTTACCGTCTTTGCCGGTATATGGCTTTTTCTCCACCTTGCCCACACAAAACACAACGTCAAATTTTTTCAGCGCCTTTGTGGCTCTTGCTACAGAGTGCCAGCACTGGCAGTTCACCCATACGGCTTCACCACGCTCACCTTGCACCTTTGGCTGACGTTCGCCCACTTTTACTGAAAACTTGGTGAGCGACGAGTTATTGCCGCCCACCTGTTTGTATTCTGCGTCCTTTGCGAGAAAACCACTGATGATAACAGAGCCGTCGGGTAATCTTGCCTGCATTAAAGCACCTGTTCTTTCTCGGTCTGGAGCTGGTCAATTTCTGCTGAGATATCTGTAGATATCTTCTCATACTCAAACCACTCAGAAACCTTTGTGTTTTTGTCTTTAAGAGAATTGAAAATGCCGATATAGTCGGTGAGATCTTCGGCTGTCATGGTGTCAAGACCTCTGCCAAGACGTTTCTCTATCATTTCCTGTGTAACGCCCAGCTTCTCGAACTCGACCACCATTTTTCTTACACGATCCGTAAGAGGAATATTATTCTTTCCTGCAAGGGTCTTTCTACATTCCGCCACAGCCTCTTCAACGAAGTCCGCAGGAAGCACCGCAAGTATCCTTGCTCTGAGCCTGCGTCCTGCCATATTGGTATTGTTCTCATAGATATCACGCAGGCTTGTGAGGGTCTTTATCTTGCCCTTGACTTCCTTTGCGTGCGGATTGGTGAAATTCTGCACCGACATTGTGTTCGTCTCCAAGTCCCAAGCATACGCCTGCATTTCTGACTTGCCGTTGTCCTGAGAAAGTTCCTTGATGCCAAAGTCAATATTGCCCCAGCACCTTGCAAGCTCTTCCGCAAGTCTGATAGTTGGTCCTGACACAGTTTCTCCGCTTCTCGGATAGCTGTAAAATGCCTTGTTTGCAAGCCCTGTACGCTGACAAGCTTTCTTCATGTTGGCAAAAGCCTGTATCTCATTTCTCGGAAATCTCTTTGCGATAACAAGCTTGCCCTGTGCTTCTGCAATGGCTCTGCTTGCTTCGATAGCGACAGTGCCCTGATTGATGTTGTCAAGAGGCATAGTGCTGTTCTGCGGTACTTCCGGTGTTACTGTTACTGCGTTTGTTATTTCGTCCATATCGTTTCCTCCTATTCGTATTCTCTAGCCAGCCAACCCGGCAGGCTTATGACGTTCAAATCGCCGTTTTTGCCGTTGTAGCTGTACCAGTTACCTGTTTTAAGACACTCTTTGAGAGTGTAAAGATAGTCGTTAAGGTCTTTTGTACCTTTCTGTATGATGAAGTCATCAGCCTCAAGGACATTGCAGGCATATGGTGGTGACTTTTCAACAGCGATAAAAACAAATCTATGAGGCTTGCGCTCAATTTCTGACACACCCTGCGTGTACATTGCCGCCTGCAAGTCATAGCCATATTTAATACAACTGTGCATAAAACTGTCCGTATCGGCATTTTCTGTGGTTTTTAGGTCTACTATGACAGACGTTGACCTTAAATCTGTTCGGCAGTCGGGGCGGCATTTGAGTTTAAGCCCCGTGAGCTTGTCCGTCCAGAAGTATGATTTTTCATGTTCACCGCCGTTAAGCAAAGCGGCAGCATACTTGTTTGACATCACACTTTCAGCCATTGCCTGTATCTGTGCAAAAGCGTCCTCGCTTATGGGTATCTTACCGCTTGCATCTATCTGAGCCGCAAGTGCCTTGCCCTCTTTGGTGCGCCTGTCAAGCTTCGGAGCGACTATGTACTCGTTGTCGAACTTGTCCTTTTCAAGAACATAAGCATGGACGGCTGTGCCGAAAGCAAGTGCAGGGGTTTCAACTTCGGGATTTTCAAGGGCGTACTTGAAATGTGCAGGCGACTTTGACAGCTTGAAAAGCTGAGAGCGGCTGAACGCTTCGTCATTGCGGTAATCTTCCGCAGACATTTGTTTTTTCATTCGTCATAGTCCTCCTCGTCATAATCATAAAGATCATCTTCTTTGTAGTCCAGAACTAGCAGAGCCGCCAGATCACTTATTTCTACGTCTTCGTTCTCAGATATGCGGTCGATAAGCATTTCTCTGAAACAATCCTTGCAGTACTCCACATTCTCACAGATGTACATACACTCTGTTTCAGGGTCTATCTCGTTGCCACATTTGTCACAGTTGTATGTGGTGACGTTGCGGTCAAGTCCGCAGTGCTTGCAAGGCAGACCTAAGGCTGTACAGCCCACGCAGGTATTGTATTTGCTACGCATTTGGAACACCGCCTTTCCCTATCCTCGCAAGCTCCTTTTTCACCTCAACCATTGCCCGATATGACTGCCCCAGGTCGAAGGCTTTCTGCTCGTTATCGTCCATACGTTCGTAAATTTCCAGTATCAGCTCACAAGCCTTGCAAGCCTTTTCTGCCTCTTGACATATCACCGATTTTGTGCTATCATCAAACTGTAATATTGAACCGGTATCTTTTGATACCTCCGAGCTTGTGCTGTTGGCAGACAGTGCAGGCTCGTTTTCTTTGGGTTCTTTGAGATAATGCAGCACCGCACTTGACAGTTCCTTCTTGCAGGGCTTATCCTCGCATTGCATTGGACAGTCATCACAGTAACCTTCACCGCAGTGACATATCTTAAAGGCCTTTATCGTTTCTTCTCTCGTTAGCATTCTTCTTCCTCCTTTTCAATAGGTCTTACGCTCATATACTGCTTGCCGTCATAGTCCATCTTCTTCACAGGCTCAAGCCCTTTCTCACGGAGCGACCTTGCGGCATCGCCAAGCCCTCTGTCGAAATCCTCACGGGTCTTGTAGAATGCACATCTACGGCAGTAGTCCTTCGTTGGCGTTACTGTCAGCGCACCACACTCGTCAGACTTGACATTTGAATGGAACACGCAAAGGCTTACCACTTCACTGCCGTTGTCAAGGGGCTTGTCCCTCTTAAATACCTCTCTCATCACTATCATCGTTATCGTCCTCCTCAAACTGTTTTCTCCACCTGTACCACCTGTGTTCTTTCACTATCAACGCCAAGAACACCGACACGCCATACAGCTCCAGCAGCACCACTATAGCCGCCGCTATGATACCCGCTATGAACAACATCTTACCACTTTCCTTTCGTCTGTATCTCGACCTTGACCACAGGTCTTGCGGTTTCCTTTATCGCCTGCTCCAGCTCCTCACGGATTGCGGTTTCGGCTGTCTCTTTTATATTGCGGTATAGTCCATATACCGCTAGAGCGAATAGAGCCACACATAACGCTATTGCAGCCACGAATCTGATGATCTCCAGCGTTGTTATCAGGTTGTTCATTTTCTCACGTCCTTTCTGATCTCTCTGCTATCCACTTGTCAAGCAGCGTTGAGTATATCTCGTACACATATTCGTTAAGCTTAATGGCGCACCCAAAAGGATACACGCCCTGTCTGAGCCCTGCGTTCAGCCTGTTCACGTTGGTGTTGAACCCTGCGGCTCTGAGCCGCTCAACTGCTTCTGCCGATGATATCACTCTGAGCATTTAGTCCACCTCCTCGATTGTCAAAAGAGTTTCATGCGGCGTAACAAAAACGCTTACTTTTTTCATAGCCTCACGCTTGCTATCGGCAAATACTGTATGTACCCACCTGCGACTATACTGGTCTACTGTTGTTACTTTGTACATTTTCATTGCTTTGTCACTCCTCATTGTGTTTTCTGTCATTTCTGCTTCCAGTGAACATATCCTGCAAACATTGCTAGTTATCATGAGAGACAACGGAATTGTGTTGTCAAGCCCTATTAGCATACATATACCGAATGCAAGCGGACTTGCTAGGCACAACGCAATACCGAGATAGTACGCTATCTTTTTCAAATTTAACGTTTGCCCTCCTCATATTGTGATCTTGTTACAATCAGCTCTCCGTCAAGAGTCCAATACTGAATGACCTCTCTACAGGGGTCATCTTCTGTTCCTGCACCTTTCAAGGCTCTTGTTACGATCACCTGCTCAACCCTGGCACTATCACACCCTCTTGGAATAGCAGTAATTTTCTGTTCCACTTTCTCACCCCTCATTTTCTGTCCGTTCAAACGGACTACTAGCTGTTGACATTTTCAGCGTTCTGAGTATAATTAATGTCAAGGACTTCATTGATAGCCGCTTCAATCTTGTTTGACTTGATCTCACCTGTCATTATCTTATACAGGTTTGATGTGTCGAGATAAGTTTCAGGAAGAAGCTTCTTGACTTCCTCAATGAGCCACTTCTGTGTCTTGTTGAGTTTAACAAGACGTACCTTGACTTCCACGCCGTACTCAGTCAGCGGTCTTTTGCGTTCACTAATAATTAACACCACCTTTGCATAATATTCACACTAATATGTGTTTTACATATTGACAGTTACGTTTAAATGTAATATAATATATTTACCAGATACAAATATTACGCTCTCGCGTATTGCCTTGACTGTATTATATTACACTTTTGCGTAATTGTCAAGTGAAAATTACTCTTTTGCGTAATTTTGTTATATTACACAAATTATGAGGTGTAACTATGTCAGAATTGTACAATAGAATTGAAAGCTTGTGCAAAAAGAGAAATATAAATGTAACAGTAATGTGCAAAGAAACAGGTGCAAGCAGAGGCTCTTTAACCGATTTAAAAGCAGGCAGAAAAAAGAAGTTATCTACAGATACACTATCAAAGATAGCTGAATATTTCGGAGTTTCTGTTGATTATTTGTTGAACGGTGAAGATAATATCAAGGTCGAAGCACACAACGAGCCTATCTATCTTGATGACGAAACAAGAGATATAATAGATGAGCTGAGAACACGACCAGAAATGAAGATCCTCTTTAGTGTGTCAAAGAACGTCACCAAAGAGGATATAGAAGCTACAGTTGAGATTTTAAAGCGTATGCAAAAGGATAGTGAATAGATTGGATTATTGCATTAGATACGTTCCTTTGCCCATATCGGTAAAGGGAGTGACAGCAATGGATTCTGACGGATTTTATAATATATACATAAACTCTAGGCTATCCTATGAGGAACAAAAAAAGACTATAGCTCACGAAATGGAGCATATAGTCAGAGGTGACTTTTTCAGTTTCGGCTCTCTTGAAGAAGTCGAAACAATGTAAATATTAGGAGGAAACGTTTATGGGGTCAAAATCTCGTAAGAGAAGAAAACGTAGCAAGTGCTTAAATTTAACTTTTGGTAAAAAGGCACATGGCGGTACAATTGAGTTTGATAACTCTGCGGACAAAGCTAAACCAAACGGCTGCATGACAGTCGTTACTTGCATAGGTGTATTACTTATTGCAATATGCCTTATATTATCATTTGTCTATATAAAATAAGAAATTAATGGAGGTAAAAAATATGGGAATTTTCGGGTCAAAGAAAAGAGAGCAGGCGCTTCAAGCTGAAATAGAAAGCCTGCGTAGTCAGCTCACACCTGAGCAGCAGAATATAATCAAGCTCAAAGAAAATATTGCAGAATTGGAAAAGTCGCAGACAGACGCACAGGCAAAGCTTTTTGATATTCAACAACAGCTTTCTCGTTATGAGGCCACTCTTGCAAAGCAAGCACAGGAAATTGAAGATAGGAAAATTGAGATCTTCAAGCTTGATGATGATATAGATATGCAGTCTTATGGCATATATTCACCTACGTTTACTTTTGCAAATTCCGACCTATACAAAGATAGGCTCAAAGAAGTGCGCAATGAACAGAAGATGATGATAAGACAAGGTGAAGCCTGCACAGGAAACATGGGCTGGACAGTAAACGGCAGCAAATCACAGGGCAACAAAATGGTAAAGGATATGCAGAAGCTTCTGCTGAGAGCCTTTAATGTTGAATGTGACGATATTGTGGATAATATCAAGATATCCAACTTTGACAAGTCAAAAGACAGAATACATAAGTCCTGCGAACAGATATCAAAGTTAGGCTCTATAATGTCTATATCTATAACCCATGCCTATGTAAAACTTAAAACAGAAGAATTGTGCCTTGCTTTAGATTTTCAGCAAAAAAAGCAAGAGGAAAAAGAGCGTATCAAAGAAGAACGTGAACGTCAGCGTGAGGAAGCTAAGGCTCAAAAAGAGATTGAGGAAGCACGCAAGAAGCTTGCAAAAGAGCAGTCTCATTATCAGAATGCTCTTAAAGCAGTAGAAGAACAGCTTGAAAAGACACCTGATAATCCCGACTTGCTTGCTAAACGCAGAGAGCTTGAACTCAATATTGAGGATACCGAAAAGGCTATAAAAGATGTTGATTATCGTGAAGCCAACAAACGTGCAGGATATGTTTACGTTATCAGCAATATAGGTGCATTTGGCAAAGATGTTTACAAAATAGGCATGACACGCCGACTTGAGCCAATGGACAGAGTAAACGAACTTGGTGACGCTTCTGTACCTTTTAATTTTGATGTTCACGCATTGATATTCACAGAGGACGCTCCAGGACTTGAAACTGCACTCCATACAGCCTTTGCAGACCGCAAAGTAAACAAGATAAACCCAAGACGAGAATTTTTTCATGTTACACTTGATGAAATAAAGAAAGTTGTAAGAGAAAACTTTGATAAAACAGTTGAATGGACTGACGTTCCAGAAGCTGAACAGTATAGGCAATCTTTGCTTATAAAATAAAATAAAAAAGTCCCCCGAGCGTTGACAGCACTCAGAGGACAGGCGAACTGATATTGACAGTATCAGCTCGATTCAAATTCACACCAATAGACCAATAAAGGGCGAATTTTGCCCTTTTATTGTAGCACACTTTCGAGGAAGTGTCAAGAATAGGAGGCAAATATGCTATGTAAAAAATGCCGTAAGGAAATTTCCGAAGGCTCACTTTATTGTAACTTCTGCGGTAAAAAGCAGGAGACCACAAAACGAAAAGTCCGCCGCAGACCACGAGGTGCAGGCTGTATAAGGCATAGAACTGACTGCCGTGATAATCCGTATATTGCCTATACTCCTGCCACAATAGGGGGAGCAGGGGAGAGATACTTAGGTGCTTTTGCAACTTACACACAGGCTCAGGCTGCTCTTGACAAGTACTTCAACAGCATTCATATACCTTATGGCAGTTTGACTGTCGCGCAGGTCTATGAAAAATGGAGTGCAAAGCATTTTGAAAGCCTCACAAGCAGCGGTGAGCAGGGTTATAAGACGGCTTGGAGATACCTTGACAGCATTGCAGGCAGACGAATAGCAGAGCTTAAAACAGCCGATTATCAGCGCTGTGTGGACGATTGTGCAAAGCAGTTCAGCCGCTCCCAGTGTGCAAAAATAAAACAGCTATGCTCGCAGCTGTGTAAATATGCCGCTCAGAATGACATAATCGACAAGAACTATGCAAGCTTTATCGTTCTGCCAAAAGAGGCAAAAAAAGAGCGCCGCATCTTCACCAGTGAAGAGCGTGAAAAGCTGTGGGAACATTCAGATGACAAGTCCGTTCAGATCATACTTTTTATGATCTACACAGGATTTCGTATCGGCGAGGTGTTTACCATACTCAAAGAGAACGTACACCTTGATGAGAGATACATTATCGGCGGCATCAAGACCGAAGCAGGCAAAGACAGGATAGTTCCTTTACCGCCGCAGATACCTGAGATAAAGAGCTTTGTTGAGAGCTGGTACAACGAGAGCCGCACACAGCTTTTGCTCAGCGGTGACGTCAATAATTTTCGCAAGAGAAATTTTTATCCTGCTCTTGCCGAGTGCGGCATAATTCCGCCGCCGACTGTTACCAAACTAAAAAACGGCAGGACAGCCGAGAGGTACGAAACAGAGATAACGCCACACTGCTGCCGTCACACATTTGCGACCATATCGGCCGACTGCGGTATGCAGCCCGAAAAATTGCAGAAGATCATTGGCCACGCCAAGTATGAAACTACTGCTGACATATACAACCATTCGGGACAGGACAGAGCAGCGTTAGTGCAGGAAATGTCAAAGCTAAAAAAATAGCATTTGACCTATTTTTTAATTGTACGTTACGTTGTACGTTAAGTCAAAAATTCACGCCACATCACAAAACATCAGACAAAAAAAGAAAAGCCTTTAAACCACGCATTTTACGCAGTTTAAAGGCTTTTTTCTGGAGCTGCTAACCGGGCTTGAACCGGTGACCTCGTCCTTACCAAGGA